AAGCCACTTAACAAGAAAGACGAGGAATAAACCGTGTCAGTATATCTAAGCAACGGAGTAGTTCTAACTGTCAACGCGGTTGATCTCTCTACTCTAGTCACAAGCGTCACACTTAACCGATCATTCGATGAGCTTGAAGTTACAGCAATGGGCGACAGCGGACACAAGTTCGTTAAAGGCCTTGAGGCATCTTCAATCACAATCGACTTTCTCAATGATGAAGCAACATCTAAGACACTTCAGACATTGAACGCAGTTCTCGGAACTAACACCACAGTTACAGTTAAGCAGACTTCTGGTGCAACATCAGCGACTAACCCTCTTTACACAATGACTTGCTTGGTCAACAACATCACACCAATCAACGGTGCAGTTGGCGATCTTTCAACACAGTCAGTAACTTGGAACGTCTCTGGTACAGTAGTAGTTACCACTTCATAATCTAAAACAAAGGGGCACAGCATGGCAAAGTTAATAGTCACAATGGCAGACAACAGCGTTACCGAGATCGAGATCACTCCTCGCCTCGAATACGCGTTCGAGCTATATGCAAAGATGGGGTTTCATAAGGCCTTTCGAGACCTAGAACGCCAGTCGGACGTCTATTGGTTGGCATGGGAAGGCCTTCGACTTAGTGGAGTCACAGTCAAGCCATTTGGCGCAGACTTTCTCGATACCCTAAAGAGTGTCGAGGTTGCAGAGTCTGACCCTTTGGCCTAGGCAGGGATAGCATCCACTATCTCATCGCTCGCTTGAGTGTTGAGACGGCTATCCCTCCACAATATTTAATTGATTTAGACCCGTCAATGCTCCAGATGATTCTGAAAGCGTTGAAAGACCGAGCGAAGGAGCAGGCAGATGCCTACAGAGCTAAAAGGCGCTAGTGCGCTTCGCAAAGCTCTGAAACAGTTCTCGCCTGATCTTGACAAAGAGACCCGTGAAGAAATGGTCGGGTTCTTAAAGCCCGTCGTAAAGAAGGCTAGAGGATTTCTGCCATCTAACTCAGAGGCTCCATCTGGATTCGTCAAGCATGAAGTAAAAACGGCTAAGTTCCCAATGTACGATGCAGCAGAGGCACGTCGCGGCATTGGTTACAAATTGACACCAACTAAGCCTAATCGCCAAGGTTGGGTGCAGACAGTATCGATTCATAATAAAACCGCCGCCGGGGCGATCGTTGAAACCGCAGGACGCAAGTCTGGAATGACTGGTAACTTCTCACCTAGATTTACGGGCACATTCGCAGGCAGTCGTAAGATGCAAGGCCGCGCAATGTTTAAGGCTTATGACCAAGATCAAGGCAAAGCCAAGGCTGGAGTAATCAAGGCACTCGAAAAGGCTGCCGCAAAGTTTAACGCGAGAGGTAATAATGGCTGAGTTACGCATCCCGATTATCGGTGAGTTTAAGGGTAAGAAGGCCTTTAAGGACGCTGACAATAGTGTCAAAGGCCTTAACAAGTCTTTCAAGCGTTTAGCAGGCGCAGCCGGCATCGGTCTATCAACGGCTGCGATAGTAAACTTTGGCAAGAAGTCAGTCGCCGCATTTATTGCAGATGAAAAGGCAGCTTCTCAGCTTGCACAATCTGTCAAGAATCTAGGCCTAGCATTTGAGACCCCACGCATCGAGAAGTTTATTTCAGAGATGTCTATGGCTTCAGGCGTTGCCGATGATGTCCTACGACCATCTATGCAGAAGTTATTGCAGACCACTGGTTCAGTCGCTAAGTCTCAAGAATTACTTACTCAAGCTCTAGACATTTCACGCGGTTCAGGCGTTGATTTTGAGACAGTCGTAGGCGATTTAACCGCTGCATACGTCGGCCAGACCAGAGGACTTCGCAAGTACTCACTTGGTCTAAGCGTTGCAGAATTAAAGACGATGAGTTTTGCAGAAGTTCAGGAAAGACTAAATAAACAATTTACAGGGGCTAACGCTGCCTACCTTGAGACCTACGCTGGCAAGTTAGAGGTTATTACTACAGCCGCAGGCGAGGCTCAGGAGACTATCGGCAAGGGTCTTATCGATGCCTTTGTTATCCTCTCAAGCGAGTCAGGCAATATTAAAGACCTTACTACCGCAATGACTACATTTGCAGAAGGTACGGCTACCGCATTTCGTAATGTTGCCGTATTGGTCTCCAACCTTGATAAAGCCATGCAGGCAGGATTCGGTCTAGTCGGAGTTTTAGACAGAATTACAGGCAGCAATTTCGTCAAGATGTTCGGTGGAGTTGCTGGATTACTTGGCACCATGGGCGGCGGATCATTCGGTAGCGGCCCGATTGGTGGGATGGGCGGATATCCATCGTCTGCGCTAGGTCCAGGCTACATCGATCCTAACGCTGAAGCTCGCAAGAAAGCAGAAGCAGCAGCAGCCAAGCGCGCCCGTGAACTAGCGGCTTTACAAAAGAAGACACTAGACACACAGAAAAAGGCTCTAGCATTGCAGAAGGCATCAAAGACTCTAAACCTTGAGGCCATCGGTATTGAGGCAGCCCTTAAGGGTAAGATCAGCGAGACCGATCGTCTATCCTTGCTATTGCAGAAGGCTATCCTCGAAGGCAATGCAACCCTTGCCACCCAGTTATCTGATCAGTTAGAAGCGGCGACCAAGCGACAGAATGAACTTCGCGCTCTATTAGTCAGCACTCCAGAGGCTCCTAATCCTTACCGCAACTGGACGCTGCCTCAAGACTTGCTCAATTACACAGCCTCAGCTCTTGGCGTATCTGTAGCACAATTACAGACAAGCCCGGTCGCTCCATCTTCTACATTCTCAGATGCTCAAATGGAATTAATGTCTGCAGTCAATTCATTCCAGCAGGCAGACAAGCAAGCAATCAACATTGAGGTTTATCTCGATGGCAATGCAGTCACTGGAGCAGTTACAGAGGCGCAAGTGAATCAATCACTATCAGGCACATTTAGCGACGTAAATCGAGTAGCAGCTAGAGGATCAGTCTCAGTCCGATGAGCCTACCTGCCACGATATCGGTCTCATTTGACTTTAGCCAGGGAGCAACCTTCGGCTATCCGTTCACTATTGGCGACCCTATCAACGGCGTTATTGGCGTGTCTCAATTCGCGGCTACAGAAGTTCCCGATCCAGTAGTCGATCTCAGCAGCGTCACTCGATCAATTAAGATTCAACGTGGCCGCAATATCATGCGAGACACTTACGAGGCTGGCAACTGTACAGTTCGTGTCTTAGACCCAGAGTCATACTTCAACCCTCAAAATACATCAAGCCCGTACTACGGCTATTTGACTCCACTTCGCAAGATTCGTGTCGCAGCTACTACGGCAACTACTCAGCACTTCTTATTCTCTGGTTATGTCGATTCATATAAGTATTACTATCCAACAGGCCAAGAAATTGGATACGTCGATATTGTCTGCAGCGATGCCTTTAGATTATTTCAGATGGCTAACGTTTCGACAGTAAGCGGAGCAACGGCAGGCCAGACCACAGGCACACGCATTACCAAGATTCTAGATCAAGTCTCATTTCCTACATCGATGCGTATTACTGACACAGGATCAACCACAGTTCAGGCAGACCCTGCCACAGCTCGCCCAGCCCTAGCAGCTCTCAAGGCTGCAGAGTTCGCAGAGCAGGGCGCGTTCTTTATTCGTACAGATGGCACGGCAGAGTTTAAGGATCGTAACGATGTAGTCGGTTCCCTAGCGGCAACCCCTATCGAGTTCAATCAGACTACTGGCATCCCATATTCTAACCTTCGCTATCAGTTCGATGACAAGCTCATCATTAACCAAGCCAGCATGACACGCATCGGTGGCACGGCGCAGACAGCAGTGAACGTCGATTCATCTGCCAAGTATTTCCCTCATGGCACTACCGTCACCGAGATGATTCCAGAGACCGATGCGCAAGTTTTAGACATTGCCAAGATTTATGTAGCAACCCGAGCCGAGACCACAATCAGAATCGATCAGATGACAGTCGATCTATTGGATACAGCCGTTCCAACTGACACAATGATTGGCCTTGATTACTTTGACAATGTAAAGATTACTAACGTTCAGCCAGATGGCTCTACAATCGTCAAGACCTTGCAAGTGCAGGGATTGGCATGGGATATCACCCCAAATAGCATGAAATGTACAGTTACAACACTTGAGCCAATAGTTGAAGGTTTTATCATAGGATCATCGACTTACGGTATAATCGGACAATCCATAATGGGTTACTAGGAGATAAACAATGGCAACAGGCTTCCCAGCATCAACAGGCGACATCTTTACAGCCGCAGACTATAACGGCCTAGTAACCTTTGAGGTCAAGGCAGACCAGACGGCAGACTACACACTCGTCCTTGCTGACTCCTATCAGGTGCTAGTGCCTATGAACAAGGCTACGGCCGTTGCTCTAAAGATCCCTACCAATGCAAGCGCAGCTATCCCGGTCGGATCGGTTATCACAGTCCTAAACAAAGGCGCAGGCACAGTAACCATTTCAGCCGTTACATCTGGCACTACTACAGTTCTTTCAGCTGGCGCGACCCTAGCTCAGCCTACCCTTGCACAATATAAAAGCGCAGCCTGCATTAAGACGGGCACCGATACATGGTACATCGTTGGAGCTATTGGGTAATGCTCAATAATATAGTTGGCACTTATGGTGTACCTATTTCCCTTCCCGTGGTAACAGGCGGCACTCTGACCTCAGATGCTACTTATTTTTATCGCACTTTTACGGGAAATGGTACTTTTACATTAAGCAACGCTTCTTTAACTACCGATATTTTAGTAGTGGCCGGTGGTGGCGGTGGTGGATACCAAGAAGCAGGCGGTGGTGGTGCAGGTGGTTTATTGGTGTTTTCAAGTCAAACTCTTACGCCATCGACTTATTCAGTAACAGTTGGTGGTGGTGGTGCAGGAGCATCAAGCGGTAAAGGCACCAGTGGCGAAAATTCAGTTTTTCAGACACTAACAACATGCGATGGTGGTGGCGGTGGTGGTGCAGGATCAGATAATACAAACAAAGACGGCCGCAATGGCGGTTCAGGTGGTGGTGGTGGGTCTGGCGTTTCATCAGTAGGTAATGGTGGATCTCCTACATCTGGTCAAGGTTTTGCAGGTGGTACTGGTAATTCAGATGGAGCGACATTCCGTAATTCTGGTGGCGGTGGCGGTGCAGGCGGAGTAGGTGCCAACGGTGCTGGCAATGCAGGCGGTAACGGTGGAATTGGTTTTACTTCAAGTCTTGTCAACGCTATTGGTGCAGCAGCGGGAGTCGGACAGCTAGTTAGCGGAAATTATTATTTTGGCGGTGGCGGTGGCGGTGGTGAAGTCACTCGCGGTCTCGGCGGTTCTGGTGGCGGTGGTAATGGAGCCCAAAATACTGCTGGATCAGCTGGCACAGCCAACACAGGTGGTGGTGGCGGTGGTGGTGGATACAGCTCTACTATCAACGGTTACAATGGCGGCTCGGGTGTAGTCGTAGTTCGTTATCTAAAGAGTGCGGTGTAATCATGGCTCATTGGGCAGAATTAGACGAAACTAATAAAGTCATTCGCGTACTTGTTGGAGACAATAATGATCCAGCAGGCGATGAAGGCTATCAATGGCTTATGGATAATCTTGGCGGTACTTGGGTAAAGACAAGCTACAACGGAAACATTCGCTATAACTATGCAGGAATTGGTTATACCTACGATCCAATTGATGACGCGTTTATTGCACCAATGCCAGAATGCGGTCATGAAGAATTGTTACTAAACGATTTAAAGCGATGGGAGTGTGCAGCCTGTGAAGCCGCGTTTAAGTCGATCAGCGATTCAACTTCGTGAGCAGATCGATGATGCATTCCCCGGTCGAGATAGAACTTCCGACGGCTGGATCGGTGACACTCGACACGCTGCGCGCAAGTCTGATCATAATCCAGATGCACAAGGATGGGTTCGTGCCATCGATGTTGACCGCGACCTTTCAGGTAAGAACGGGAAGCCAGATCTCATGCCTGACTTGGCAGATCAGATTCGACTCGCTGGAAAGTCTGGCGATAAAAGAATTGCTTACATCATCTTTGACGGAAAGATCGCATCGCCTCGAAAGGCTTGGCGTTGGCGTCCTTATGATGGGATCAATAAGCATAATCACCA